AAATACCATTTAAAACTGTGTTCACTTCTTCAGTTGTATTAACTATTATTATGTCCATGTCATAATTTTTGACGGCGAATTCAATACACTTAATATACCATTTCGTTTTTGTTCTAGGAATCATTGAACCTATAGATATTACAATGCAATTGTTTATTTTAATTGGTGAAACATTTCTTGGTTCATACCATAAAGGTGCTCCCCAATATCCTGCAAATGCAAATTCATTTATTGTGTTTTTAAGATCACAAAGATCTTCATCAAGCAAGTAAATTATAGGAATGCTTCTTTTAAGTTGTTCTTCAAAGATCACGCCCAATATAGTTCCTTCCTCAACAAATAAGTCCTTATTTAGCTGTAAAATTGCTTTGTCACTTAAGGTATTAATGATACTAGTTAAAGTGGAAGTATTACTAGTTCTACTCACTGAATATGGTAACGGTGAATAATGAATTAAAGGAATTTTAAGCCAATCGGATATTAATGAACCCTGTGGAGCAATTGGTGTTGAAAGAAGTAATTGTAGATGACTTAGAGCATTGTAGTTCAATCCTCTAAGCCAATTTTCATTGAGTGAATTTTCAAATTCTTGTAACCAATTTCCAGAGTCAGCAGCTCTAAAATAACTTTCAAGAGCATTATCAACATCCCAACTTCCACAAACAAAGTCTACTTGTCCAATCGGTTGGAATAATTTCCGCTTTTCATTGTCACAAATCACAGTTACAGAACACCCCAACTCTTGATAAGCTCTGCACAATGCAATAGCTGGTCTTGTGTCACCAGTAGAACCGAGAGCTATAATCCCAACTTTCAAACCCAACCAATTGTTGGTCGTTTCCCCTTTAACAATGACTCCCAAATTATTCAACATGTTAAGTAAAACATTCGTATTACCAGCTAAAATAGAAGCATCTGCTGACATCACATCTATATCACATAATTTCTCCATTTTCTTGAAATCAACGTCAGACACGTCAGTCTTAAACCTGGTCATGCTTTGAAGTCTTTGATTTGCATGCATGAGTGTATCAGAAATTGTAGTCAGATTTGTTGTGAGTCCAACATCTCGGACCCAAAGACTTAAAATCTTCGAATATGATGCAACAGAATTTTTAATGCCTTTCATTCTTTTCTCTTGTCTGTTTAATTGTCTACTGTTGGAAATTATTTTCTTCAATTCCTCTGATATTTTTTCGGCTGTGTAGCCCAATTGTACTTGTTCATTTAACCATTGGATGCTATACATTGATTCTTTTAAGAGATCATAAATGTTGTCAATTTCACTTTGTTTGAAGTTGGGCATTATCAAGTCCTTCTTCAATGTTGTGCCTGGGTCAACTACTGTATTACTGTGGATTCCAGTGCCAGATTGGTTTTCAATCTCTTTATAATATTTGATACCTTTGAACACTTGGTAGTAACTTTTAATGTTTTTAAGATGTGAATACACTAACCCTTTTAGTCTACTTTGTCTTAGATCGACATGGGTTATTTTTGGTGCTAATAAATTGTCTCCTGTGTGTACGTTGTATATTGGACGGTTAATTTCAGTCAATTTAATTTTTGCTTTCTCTATGACTTCAACTGCTTTTTGCATGCTGCGACTACCTGCTAAATCAACAATTAATTTAGTAATGTCCCTTGTGGTAGCATTAAAACCAATCATGTCTGCAAAATTATTGATAACTCCCAATCCTATACTATATAGATGTTCTTTGGTCATACTGGTAATCCAGTTTTCTGAATTTTCTGCTCTCCAATAATTAATGTTTTCAACGGCAGATAACACTCCAGTAACTATATCTGAACTCAAAATATAGACGGCCGTCGCAGCATCCATTGCCTCATCAACTCCCACTCCATATTTGTCATAGTACAATGTAGCAGTATATTCTTTCATGTTCAACAAGGATCTTGCTGCTGCTAACAATTTAGGGAAATCTATGTCCTCACGAAGCATTCTTAGTTGTAAACTTCTGAAAATCCTCTTGTCAATTATGATCGTCCTAGTTTTAAATAATTGTTTGTCTTTGATAATGTCTAGTATGCTGGCATTCAAAATCGGTAGTGTTACTTCTATTCTATCTGAACTACTTAGTGAACCAATGGGATTCAAAAGCAATTTGGAGTTGTTTCTTGAACTAACCTCTACTATTATGCAAGAGGCTACTTTATTAACACTTTTAAGGAATATTAC